CCCACTTCATTCAATAGTTCGGTAACACTTTGGCCTACTGCATTATTTTCAAAGGTCCAAAACAACTCTGGTTCACCAATTTGATCTGGAAGTCTGCGAATTTCCTTGTCCAGCCACTGGCATGTTTGGATCACCACCTTTAGCTGACTGGCCACATTGCTTTTATTGTGCATCCATTCTGCTACTTGTGCCATGTCTGGCAGCCTCCACACCTGAACTGCGCCATAATCTTTACCCACACCTGCACTGGGATCCAATCCCACCAGGTAGATGCTGTTGGCTTGTGGCCGTTCAAACCAACGTATTTCTTGTGTTTTGAACAATGGTTCTTGGTTGACAAGATTTGCCAAAACCTTACTATCAATGAGCGTGTCCTCAGCACTCAAGAATTGCAGTTCATATTCACGTGCAAACTTCTCATAGCCAATTTTTGCACGCTCCTTGTTAGCCCAATCTTCATCTCTTTCTGGATGTTGATCCCAGGTGGCTTTGAAGGCCTTGAAGCCGTTGGCGCCCAGTCCGTCGGCTCTTTCATTGCCAAATTCGTCCAATGTTTTGTTGGCAGCATACCAAATGTTGGCAAAGGTGTCTTCATCACCATTGGGAGTGCTTGTAATAATACACTTGCCACCTGTGGCAAGTGTGGGACTGATGGCTGTCCAGAACTCTTCGGCAATCCTGCTTTTTACGAAAGCCATCTCGTCACAGTAAAGCAAGCTGATACTTTTACCGCGCCCTGCATCTGCTGTGGTAGTGGTACTCTCTATCTTGCTGCCGTTATCAAACTGTATCTTTTGCACATTCCAGGTGACCACACCAGGACGTAGCCAGTCAGGAAGTTCTTCGTAGGCAAAGCGAACACGATCCATGATTTCAGTGGCAGCTTTGAACTTGTTGGCTGCTATAAGCACATTCACGTTGTTTTGAAAAATACTGAACCAGATAATAAATGCGGCGGCGCTTGCTGTTTTACCCAGCTGACGACTACACATGGCAATAACTTGGCGATTGGCTGCAAAAGTTTGCAACATGTCCACCTGGTAGTCATATAGATCAAAAGCTATTTTGCCTTTGGTGGGATGCTGAACCCAGATATAATTCCTGCAGAAATATACAGGATCCATTGCGCATCGTAGGAACTCTGGTTTCTGTTGAGCATTGAGAGTGAGTTTTTGATAAGGGGCTTTGATGAGGTTGGGCTCATCTTGCATCATGTATTTAAGTGGCTTTTTTTGGGCCATGATTTAGTTCATTCTAAGTATTGCATCTACACTTGCATAGCTTGCATAGTGGCGTTGGTTTACACCCAAATTGATTTCTCTTATTACTGCTTCTATGTTTCTTTTCCAGTGCCAGAGGAACTTGTGTGTTCTCTCCAGCTCTGGTATCAAATCTTCATAACTCCAAACAAATTCTTGAAGCAGAGTAGTGTAGTCTGGTCTATAGTATATTATTTGGATTGTAACTGGTTGTTTGGATCGGATCAGCATCAGTCAGGTAGTTCTTGTCTTTCTATACGGCTGAGTGGACTACGAGTTCCATCGTCCACAACCTCCTCCTTGGCAAGAGGATCCTTGTCAAATTCATCTCTGGCGTTGGCTGTGAGAGGACTAGCATATCCAGCATCATTTTCTCTGGCCTCATTCAAAAAATCCAGATACTTGTTTTTGATTTGATCAAATGCACTTTCTTTCATTTCGTTTTTGAGAGCATTGCTGCCGAATTGAGCACTGGTAAGACGTTCTGGAAGGTCAGCACGTCCACGGAAGTTATAGTCTGTGATAGTGAACTCTTCCTGATCTTCAATGTAATCTTTATGGCCATAGTCATAAGCGGCTTGTTGTTCCATCATGGCAATGGGCATTTCCATTGCTGGCATACTCATTGCACCTTCTTCCGGCGCCTCACATCCGCAACTGTCATCCGAAGTCATTTCAGAACCTGTGACGCCAGATAAACTTAAAATCCTAGCCAGGAAGCCAGCATTGTCAGCTTGCAAGGTAGTGTTTGTAGCCACGGTAACATCAACGCCTGCGCTGTTGTCAGTAGCAGTGGCGCTTATGCTCAAGTTATACTTCCTACCAGCCTCGTCATTTTGTCCACAGAGGTCCAACAGTCGCATAAGATCCTTGGCATCTGTTGTGCCCAGGTTTAGATGGCCCTGCGTTTGCTGTGTGACAGGGTCAGTTTTGCTCACATTCAGGTTGTAGTTTACGGGGTTTATTTGTGTCATTTTTTGGCACCCTTTGCTGCTTTACGAACAGGATCGCTGGTCATCTGTGTGACCACAGTCTTGCCCTTGCTGTCTTTGTTTAGTTGGAAATATTTTTTGATATCGTCATCCAAGTTAGCATCTGGGGCCAAATAACCATTGGGCACAGGCTCTTCAACAGGAGACTTTGGTTTATACACTGGCTTGGGTGTATCATATTCACTATTGAAGTCAGCAACATCTTGCTTGGGTTCGCGACTTGCAGCCATTATTTTGGCAACGTCATTATTATCACTACTGGTTTCAAAAGTTTGAGTTTTGCGGCTGGCTGCTACTTGTGCCAGTGTGTTCAAGAACTTCTTGTTGTATTTGTCCCCATATACATCTGTAACAGTGGGCTGTTCGGCAGGCAGATACTCTCGGTCAGTGCTCAAAAGGCTAGCTTTTTGTGTGAGACCCTTTTTCTTGGCAATCTGTTCCAGATGTCTTAGTATGGCATTGCGGTTGCCTTCCACTTCAACAGGTTCGTTGTCAGCTCTCACCACCAAAAACTTCTCTGGCACACTAAGAGCAGCTCTTAATTCCTGCTGTAGGATATAGGCACTCATGGGCACAGCCACAGTAAAGTCCAGATAATTTACCACAGCATTGTCCAAGTCCTGGAATTCCAAAACGTCATGTTTGGCATCTACTGTTATGGGCGTGCCAAAATCGAGTAGATCATATCTGCGCAGGAATCTTTCCATAATTTCCAAACGCTTATCGTCAAGAGGCACTACAGTTTTGAGTCTGTAGCTGTATTCTTTTTGACTTTCTTGCAATAGTTTTTTGAAGCTCTTCATGTGTGCTCTCAGCTTTGTTGGTCTATTTATTGTTTTGCTTGGTGACTTCACGTATCTGGTCCAAGAGGGTGTTCCTGTCCAACACAGTAACATTCTCAGCCTGTATGGTTTCACCCTGATCTGGTGCAGTTCTGTCCAGTTTGAGACGATCCAGCTCTAGTCTTAGTAGCTTGAGCTTTTTTTCCATTTTCATGTTACGAGCATCAAGTGCTATTTTGATCATGTTTGAACTGGCTGTGAAAATCTCCCCTGCATTCTTTACTTCCACACTCATGCCCAAATCATGCAAACTTTTGCCGTATTCAAGGGCCATGTGGCTGATTTCGTCCATTTCTTCATCGTGTAGTTCAAAATGATCCTGCTCTTTATAGGTTTTGCCCAGAGCTTTGGCTTCGTCCACAACTTGTTCTACAGGCATTTGATTCTGCTCCAATACGTCTTCCAGACGGGGCATTTCAAATGTGTCTTCAAGCTTCTCAAAACGGCTCATCTTTTACCCTTGTTCACAAATATTTGATCTTCGTTGAGCACGCGGAAATGGATGCCATTGCGACTACAAAACTCCATGGCAGCACGCCACTTGGCTGAATTCAGCACCACAAAGGCCTTGTCTCTTTTGCTTTTGGCTGCTTCCATAAATGTTTCCTTCTTGGGCTTGACTTCAATCATTTCCACACGCTGACGCCCTGACTTGTCCTGATATTTTATTAGGAAATCAGGCACATATACTGTTTGTTTGCCAGTAAAAGGATTCTTGTAAGGAATGCTAAGGCATTCACTGCCCCACTGGATCACACTGGGATGGGTGTCTAGGAAGTTCATCACCGAAATTTCCCAGGAACTGCGCGCATAAGGGCGAGTATTGCCAATAAGCTTTCCAGGATTTTTAGGCACGAAATATTGCTGGCTATACTTGGACATATCCGAGTATTTAGATCATTTAACCAATTTGGTTGTAGATCTTGGCGCCCAACATCAGATTGTGGTTATAGGGAGGATCACTGGCTCCAGAGTTGACACCAATCTGACTGTGTTGTGTGCGGAAAAAGTTTACATTTTCCAAGAGCTGGCTACTCATTATTCCATTTTGAAACAACTTGTTGGCACCCACACCCTGATCTTTGGCTGTAACCGCAGTGATGGCACCAAAGGTGTTGCTCAAGTTTGTGGGAACGTCACGTTGTTCAAATAAGGCTTTGCTGATATTGTAGCTTTGCGGATTTAGTTGGAAGGTACCATCCAGAGGGCTGTTTTGTATGTCGTATCTGTCAGCCATCACAGCACGATCTAGGGATCTGCCTGTGCTTGCATCAACGAACTGTCGTTCTCCGTTACGATTGGAAACAACAGCTTCAATACCAAAATTGGCGCTCTGATCTTGAAGGTTCCTGGTAATACGTTGATTGGTCATCGGAACACACCCCACCGTGTGAGGCTGCTGCTACTCAAATTTTGTGCAACTCTGGGCAAAAATCCAGTGGCATTACTGCCTCGAATAACATTGGACCCCAGTCCTGCCAAAGCTTCCCCCACAAAAGGCACATTACGAGCCACGTTGTTGAGTAGTCCATCAATACTGGCTTCCAGATTGTCATTCAAGTCCAAAAGGAAAGCATTCACACCACCAAACAAGTCACTGGGTTCATAATAGTCACCGCTGTTGAGGTTGAACAATATGATCTGTTTGTTTGTAATGGGTGCAGCCACCTCCATGTATTCAAAACCTTCATGCTTGATGGTCATGTCCACATTGGCAAGGGAGCTGCTGTCACTTTCCATACTATCAAAGTTGATGCTGGTGATCTTGGGATTGTACATGCGCACCATGGTATACTTTTTTCCATAGAACACATACACATCCAAGCTATCAAAAAAATTGGTGTCCCAGCTGGTGGTATCAGGAGGGCTAAATCCCCATCCGTTGGCTATGGGGAAATTCCTTTGAACCACACTACTTTTCCAGGTTGTGGCAGCGTTTTTACCCCTGCCGTCACCAAAATACCATTTGTAGTAGTCACGCCATACCTTGAGCACCCTATCATCCACTGTGTCATGCAGGGTCACATTTACACCATCATACTCTATACCAGTATGGATCAAGCGTTTACGATTATATTGATTGAGTTCTTTTACTTGTGGAGATGCTTTGGGACGATCAATCTTGTTAATCTGAAACGCAAACCCTTGTTGCCAGGTGCTGAAATTTCTCAACGTGCCAATGTAGGGTCCTGGATTGAAAGTGGCATAATACAAAAACTTCTGTCTAGGCATGGCCTGTATGACACGGTTGGCCTTGTTGTGTACTGTTGCATATCTACTAGTGCGCAGGAACAGAGGCAAGCCGCGGTAATAAGTTCTATTACCGCCGCTTGTTCCGCCAAATAAATTAGTGCCAATTTCGCTTGCCAAGCCCCCCGTCGTGGAGCCCAAGATGCCTGGCAAACCTAGACTTTCACTCATGGGTTAGATTAGCCAATTACTTGACCAGCTCTGAACTGTGGATTACGTTCAAACAGTCCATCAGCCAGGGTGGCATTATCATATCTAACTTGCAACTGCATAGTCACAGGATCACTACTTGTATAGTCCAACTGCTGATAGTTTACACTTTCCAAGAAGCAGCCTTCCAGTGTCCACTGTTCAAAAATAGCTTCGTTGCCACCATCCATGATTTCCATGATGGTGGTAAACTTGTAGTTGATACCAGCAGCCACACTGGTTTGTTCAAAGAAGTTCATCTGCTTTTGCAGCTGATGGCCCACAAGACGGCTCACACTGTTGGTGATGTCATCACGAACTTCAATGTTGATGGCCTGCCATTCGGGCTTTTCAGCGTAGTACATGCGGCTGTTGTAGCTGTGCACCTGCACACTGTTGAAGTTTACGTTGGGGCGGTCGGCAGTCATTACTTGCTGGGTCAGCTCAAGGCCGCCAGCGATTGGTCCAAAATTGACCACACGTACCCGGAAACGGTGGCGAATCTTGGGCATAAGCATGCCATTTCTTGCTCCGTTAATAGGTACTCCAAATTTTGATAGGGTCTCTACCATAGTAGGTTATCTCCACGATTGTTGTGCTGATATTTATAGGCAGCGGTCAAAAACTTTCTGGGCACTCAGATATTGCACTTTTTTGAATAGGTGAGCACAATCAGCTTATCTATTCAAGGAACTATCATGCACCATCCTGTAAAATTTGTTGAAAATCATAATGGACGATTCCTAGCAGTGGCTGGAGACCAATGGATACGTCACGGCATTGAGCACGTGGATCTGATTGGGTTTGAGCTCAGGAAGTTTCGTCGGCTGCTGGATCTGGCCAAGCAGTTGCGACCTTTTCAAACAGATGTGGTGGACGGAGGCAGCAACATGGGCAGTTGGACCATACCATTGGCCCTTGTTCACAAGGACCTCACATTCCACATGTTTGAAGTGCAGAGATTTTTGTTCTGGGTAAGCTGTGGAAACCTGGCACTAAATCATGTGCTCAATGCAAGACCCAACTGGATGGGACTGGCTGACCAGCCCGGTGAGATTGAAATTCGCCAGCCAGATTATACGATTCAGGGAAACTTTGGTGCCTTTGAAGTGCAACCACCGTTTCAGAACAGTGATTGTGTTTTGCTCTACACAGATCAGGTGGACAAGGTGCTCACCACCACAATTGACAGTCTCAATCTCACGCCTGTGCTGATCAAAATGGATGTGGAGGGCATGGAATGGCTAGTTGTGCAAGGAGCACAAAAAACCATTGATACTTATCAGCCCATCGTTTGGGCTGAACGACAGAAAAGCGATCCGGACAAGGTTATCCCCTTTTTCACAGATCGCGGTTATGCTTTGAGTTATGCGGTGGAAGGACACTGGCTGTTCCTTCCCCCTTGGTTGACCGGTAACCCCAAGGTCAAGGAAATTTTGGCTAGTTAAGCGTGCCCTACTTGGCCATATGCCATGGTTGCAATCAGTTCAGATTGGGCAAGCAGTCCAATCTGAATCACCTGGTTGGCACTTTCTATTGTTTCCTCTTGATGGTCCTCCTTGACCAAACTGATCAGATTACCCAGGCTCACGCTCAGGCTTTCAATCAACAGTCCCAGTGCTTCATTACGTGGCATCTTATCGCTGTAAAATTCCAACATTGCCACTGAATAACGGGTAATCTCTCCGCTGGCATATGCTCTGGCTGTGAAATAATTGGGGCTATCCCCTTGATCCGGAGTAAGGTCACTCTTGAACTCTAGATCTATGTTGTCTTCGTCTTCGTCCACGTGCTATTTCCTTTGATCAATAATATTCACTATATTTAGAATCTATACTGCAATGCTGATGTGTCAAGAAAAAAGCGGAGCAATTGCTTGCCCCGCTTTTTGAGTAAGTAAACTCCGCTGCGCTTAGGGCAGTGGGTCTCCTGTGTTGAGGATACGGAGTGGGATATAGATGAATTCCACTGCCTTTACTGGCTTGATGGCCACATCAATCCACAGTTCATTACGATCGATTCTTACAGGTGTGTTGTTGGTGTCATCACACAGCACTGCATAGTCATACACTGCTCTAAGTGCAACCATGTCCCCAAAGAAGCTCTCGAATGTGCGGGTAACACTGTCACGTGTGAACTGATCATTGGGCTCAAACAAGAATGGCTTGGCCAAGTTGTCCAGCTGATAGTTGAGGTAGTTCACCAAACGGGAAACGTTGACGCGGTTGAGTGCGCTGTCCACGGGGCTTAGTGTGCGCTGACCATAAACAACCAATCCACGTCCTGCAATGAACGCAATGGGGTTCATCTTGTTGCTATAGAGCACATCTCTCTGGCCTTGGCTCAACTGAACTGGCACATATTCGTTTTCCATGTTCAGGTAACCCACACTTGTTACTGCACTTACCATACCGCGGTTGAAGCCGGCTGGTGCAAACCAAGGGTAAGCCACTTGGTCATTGAATGCAATGGTGCGCAGCACTGTCATGCTGGGTGGAACAAATATTTCAGTGCCATCCAGGTTGGTGGCCAAGCCCCAAGGATAGTAAACACCAGCATAGCGGCTGTGGGTGATCAATCCTTCTTCCCCATTGCTGGGTGCATTGTTGCTGTTGTTGGACCATATCTGAATGCTTGTTCCATCTGGAGTCAAGCGGGCTGGTGGATCCACCAACACAAATGCCACATCCTTCTTGTCTGTGTTCAGGTTTAGCATTTCGTCGATCAGTTCAGGATAGCCAGGTGTGGCAATCAAGTTGAAGAAGTTGCTTTCGCTGCGAATATCCTGGTTGCTGACAATGGCACTTGCCAAGGCACGAACAACCATAATACGCTGAGCCTTGCGTCCCATCAATGGACCACCATTGAGTGCATTGCCGCTGGCACTTACCCAACGATCGCGGTAAGAACCTGTTGTGAGATAGTTGGGACGCCATTCTTTGACATTGTTGGTGCTATAACGTGTGTTGAACACCAAAAATCCATATGGATGAGTAAGCGCGCTGGGAGCATCTGGATCCACATAGTTGCTCACAAGCATGTCCTGAATCAGTTCACTGCCTGTGCTCAAACCATCGTCATTGGGACGAACATCTGCAAACAGGATTCCTTGGCTGCTGCTCTGATCAGTCACATCCACCAATTGCCAGTAGCTGTTGAGTGAATCATAACGATATAGCTTGGGATAGTTTTCAGTATCACTGGTGTCAATCCACAAATCATTGTCAGCAAGTGGGGTGGCACCATCACTCTGGTAGCTGGGCTCGCTGGCGCTAAGGATCACACCATTGGGATCAGTTGAAGGATACATGTTGCGGTACCCCATCCACTGCACGCCATCGCTCACCATCATATCAACACGCAAGTTTGTGCTGTACCACAGTCTTCCATCAGCAGGGCTACCAGTTGGAGTGCTGGTGCTTTGAGTGTACATGTTGCTGGTGTTGATGGGCTGCCAGGTGGTGCCGTTCCAAATCTTGGCAAGCATATAGGCACTGCTGGGGTCAGTTATTTCACTGTTATATTGAACATAAACACTGCCCACAATACGGTTTGCACCGTATCCGGAATTGGCGCTGTCATCATCCATGTAGAATGGCGCAGCCTTGTTCTGCCATAGGTTAAGGCCGGTGTTGTAACGTTTGATACTCCAGGCTGCGCCGCGGTTGCTGGCCACAGTGTTGATCCAAATGTTTCCACTGGACAATTGGTCCAATGTGCGTGGTTGAGGAGTGCTCACACTGTAGCCCTGATAAACTAGGCTGTTACCAAAAGTGGTGCCAGTGGGAATACCAGCCAACATGAGCGGAGCAACACCATAGCTGTAGCCTGTGCCGTTTCTCATTGAGAAGAAGGTGCCGTTGTTGTTGGTGATCTTGAGGTAAGCGTCTGTGCCCACCATCATCACACTGGCTGTGATAATTCCGGTCAGGCCCAGGTTGGGATCATTATTGATTGCTGTTACAGCAGCATTCACATTACCAGTTGGGCTGATGGCTTCGCTGGCAATGCCGCCCACTGTGATATAAAAAGTATCTCCGTAGAAGGTAGGATTGGCGTCTGCTCCAACTACTTCACCATAGAAGTTTTGGCTGATTGTGAATCCCAAGTTTTCAAATGGGCTGCCAATGCTGTCAATGAGTGCTATGTTTGTGCCATCATAGTTGGTGATACGCAGATAGCTGTTGGGTCCATTACTGTAAACACTGGCCAATGCATTCACATTGGCCAAGTCAAACGCAGTATTCAAGTCATTGGCAAAACCACTCAGTGTGCTGCTGCTGTTCACAAAGGACACCAAAGTAGTGCCAATATAAACTTGTGCCTCATCTCCAGGGTTAAAGCTGGGGGCGCTGTTTACACCAGTTACAACTGTTGCACTTGCTTCTCTCCAGCCAAACCCAGGACAAATTGCATCTGTGCTACCCACAGTGAACCACTTGAGTTCAGTTCCAATTTCAGTTGTCACAGCCAGCTTTTCAAAAACCTGCACTCCAGTCATGAGTGCTGTTGACGTACCCATAACATCCAATTGGGCTACTGCATTCACAGCAAGAGTTCCCAATGTGCCAATGCTGCTGATAGGCTGCATGTTGTTGGTGGGGAAGGAAGTGGCCATGCCGTTATCTGTAAAGCCCAGATCTTCCAGCAAATTAATAGCATATCCACCAACTGTGCCATCCAAGCTCAGCGGTAGAGTTGGATCAGCTATCTTGATGCGAAGGTTATAAACTGTGGCATAGCTGGTGCTGTTGACCTTTTCCACTCTTGCAAAAATTTCAGCACGGATGCCCTTGCTCTGCAAAGCAGTATTGGTGTTGATGGTTTGAACAATTTGGTTCAGGCTCTTTCCGCTAGCTAGTGCAACGGGAACATTGTTGATTACAAGCGTACCTGCACCAGCAGGGCTGATACAAGCACTGTTTGGATCAATAAGAGGACTACGAGGACTTACACGATACCCCTGAATAAAACGCTCCATCTGACCAGCACTGCTGATTACGGTGGGTGCTACTGCTGCCCAAGCCAAGCTGCTGTTCACATTACCATTGCTGCGGAACAGTCCCCAGCTGGTATTGCTCAGGTCCAACCACAAATCACCATTGGTGGGTTCACCTGTGGGTTCCACGCTGCTGGGCTCCAGCTGACTAAGGTCCACATCAGCACGGATCACCCATGCTTGATTGGCAATACCCAGGTATTGATAGGCTGAATAAAGCCCATACTCGTTGAGTTCATTACCCTGCTGTGGTGTGCCAGCCTGGGTATAAAAGATGGGGTTACCAAAAGTTTGCAACAGCTCTCTCTGGCTTGTCATCAGATACAACTTGTTTGCGTTTACTGCACGGGTTCCGTCAGCAATGCTTGTGGTACTTCCAGGTTGATTCTTGTCTTGCTTGGTAGCAAACACAATAAATGGTACGGTTCCTGGACCGCTGCTCCCGTAAAAGCTTTCATCTATTATTTGTACTTGAACCCCAGGGCTCACTAAATTCGCCATCTTAACCTCGTGTAGGTATGTCTATGTGCGATATTTAGCCTGAGGACTCAAAAACTTGTATTTCTCTGTGCAGTGAATCACAGCTTTGTTTACTGATATGCTTAGACTTGTGCTATTTTTTGCACGAGTGAATCCACCTTGGCTTCCAACTCAGCCAGTGAACCATTGTTCACAATTAGGAAATCCACGTGTTCCCCAATCCAATTTCGTTCACTTTCATGCACTTCTCTCAAGCTGGGGATAAATTTGACAACTCTGGTTTTGAGCCATGGAGGAAGTTTGTTGACCCATTTGGCCTTGTTCCACCACACAGGTAACTGACCCCGTTGCACATGAACGATAACACCGCCCTGCTCGCGGATCATGTTTAGCTCATCTGCAAATCTGCCATCAGTGATCACAATATCACCAGGTATAGTTTGCATTTCCAATTGAGTACGATATACCCAGAAGCGATTGTGCAGATGATTGCGAACAATACCTGTGGCAAAATGCTGCATCATGCTACGGGGTGTTAACACTTGCCCTAGTCTCACACTCCACCAAAGATCTTCCTGTTCTCGCCATGCTCTGCTTTCAGGTGATTTTCCTTCCAGCATGTGGGGTTCCCAACCAAACATGGCACACAATGCAGCCTTGAGACCTGTGGCAAAACTGGTTGTTGCGTAACCATATTTTACACGAAGGATGTCACCCACAGTGTCTTTGCCACTGCCTTTAAAACCCACCAAACCAATTATTCTTTTGCTCATAGTTCAAGTATGAGCAAAAGGGGCAGGAGGGTCAACTGCCTTATCCTAGTATGACCCCGTAAGGGGTCCCATTATCAATGTATTGGAGAATCTCATTGTCCAACTTCTCCATTTCTTCTTTGGCTTCTGTTTTTAGAGCATCTCCCTTAAGAGTGACACCGCCTTGAGGTCCAATTACCTGGCTATACTTGCTGTAGGCTTCGCCCAGCATCTGCTTGCTCCAGGCCAGTGTATAACTGCGAATCCAAGGACGGGCAAATGGATCTTCCAGGATCATGTCATCAGGCTTTACCTTTGTAACCCACAGCAGCAAAGTTTCCACACCCATCATTTGACGCACAAGTGTGAGCTTCTTGGTGACAGTGTTGTAGTGGTAATTGATGTCTCTGCCAAACATACGTCCAGCTTGCTCTTGATACTGATAAAACAGTTCAAAGGTGAGTAGACCAGCAGTGTAGCCCCCACCTGCCCCAGCTTGCAACAGGTACAAATTGGTGTAAGCCAGGCTGAAAGGGTCTATAAATGTGCCGCCAGTTGTGCCACCCAAACCGCGGCGGAAAATTTGTCGCACATCAACTATTTCAGCAGGCAGATAGTATTCTGTTTGGGATACCTGCACTTCCAAGAATGCGTAAGCTTCTTC